GCACGGCAGCGACCACCTGGCGGGTGGTCAGCGCCGAACGCCGGTAGTGGGCTTGCGCTACCTGCTCAAGCGCCATCAGGGACAGCCGCCGGCGCAGGCTTAGGACCCAGCAACGACGTGAAGTCCCCCGCCAGGACCCGGTCCACGGCGCGGGTGTCGTCGGACTCCATGACCGCGATCTGCTCCTGGCTGTAGCCCAGATCCTCGCGCGCCTGCCGCAGGCTGATGAGCCCCGCAGTGCGCAGCTTCGTGACCGCGTCGGCCTTCTGGGCGATGGTCGGGGTGCTGGCGTCGCGCCAGATGGTCTCCAGGGAGTCGATGCCGTCGGGCAGGGACCCGTCACTGATGACCAGCGCCAGACGCATCACCTGCTCCCACGCTCCACCGAAGGCCCGCTGGCGGCGCTCCGCGCGCTTCACCAGCCGAGTCTCGGCCGAGCGGATGGCGTCCGCGCTGGTCGGGTTGGCGTCGGAGTAGCCCAAGAAGTGCGGCGGCAGACCGGACATGGATGCCACCATCCGCGCCAACGTGTTGAGCGTCTGATGGAAGTTCGCCAGGTTGGCCTCAGCAAACTGCTGGATGTTGACCTCGCTGGGCAGCGCGTCAATGGTCCACACCCGCCCGGCGATCTGCGCCCACTTGCTGACCGGCCGGCCGTCCTGGTCGTACTGGTCGTCCTCGCCCATGCCGACCACGACACGACGGGGCAGCGCGTGGAACTCCGCGCTAATCATCATGTCGGTGGCGATCTTGCACGCCGCATCGGACAGCGGCACCACGTCTGCGAGCTCGGACACGCCCTCGGTGTCGGTGATGCGGGCACGGTTCACCAACGGCACCACCGGCACCATGCCCAGATTGTGCACGTCGCTGTCGTACTCCCGCATGACCCGACCCCGGAACTCGGTCACCAGATAGACGGTGCGATCCGGCAAGTACAGGGTCAGGAACTCGTTGTCGTCGTCATCGGTCCAGCGCTTGATGGCGCGGGTGACCTGACGGGTGCGGGGGTCGCGGTCAGCCCACACCTGCGCCGCGGACTCCACGGTGATGACCGGGGCGTCGCCGGGGGTGTCCGGCGACCCGACGATGACGTAAGACCGGCGCATGGCCAGGGCGTCCACGTGAGCCTGCTGGCTGGCTTCGTCCAACCCGTTGGCCTGCCAGAAGTCCCACAGGCGGGCTTCCACGCGCTGGTTGATGCGGAAGCCTTCCACGTCCAGGCGCTCTTCCAGGGAGTCCACGACCAGTCGCGGCCAGTTGACCACCACCGGTTGGATGCGGCCCTCCATCTCGCGGATGAGCTCCGGGGCCATGTAGGACAAGCCCTGGCGGCCCTCGTAGTAGCGGGACCACTTGTCCAGGTCGGGTTGCAGCCGGATGAGCCGTTCGCGCAGTTGCGCGGCCACTGTGGTGTCGTCAGCCACCTGCGCTCCTTGTCATCGGTAGACCACCATGCGGCGGCTACGTTTTTTCGGTATGCCTTCGGCGCGAACGTCGCACGCGGCCTCATGGGCCAGCGCGTCAGCCATCACCGCGTCGATCTTCTGATGCTCGTTCGGTTTACCCACCACGATCCCGCCGCTGCGGCGCACGCGGCGCGCGTTGGCCACGTGGGATGCGGTGATGAGGCAGTCATCGTGGGTCAGCGACCCCGTGGCCACGTCGGTGCGCAACCGCTCCAACGCCGCAGCCATCTGGCGGGTGCGGTACGTCGCCCACGTGATGACCCGCTTGTCGCCGTACTTGGTGGCCCAAGCGTCGATCTCGGACTGCCACAGTTCCGGGTCCAGGTAGAACCTGGCCACGTCGTAGCGGGCGAACAGTTCATCCACCGCGGCCTGCACTTCACCGCGGGGCACTTCACCGCCATAGTCGGCCGGATTCCAGATGGTCTGGACACCGTCAGCAAACGTCGGCGTGAAGCCGTACATGGGCCCGTCGTCGGTGACCACCCGGCCGCGGATCGCGGTCCAGTCGTCCACCATCGACCCGTCGAAGCCCAGACACACCACCGCGCCGGCGGGGATGTCCGTCGGCGCCGCGCAAGCATTCCAGGCTTCGGCGTCGAAGTAGGCGTCGCTGGTGGCCACGATCCTGTTGCCGAAGAAGCGTTCCGCCTGAGCAGGATCGCTCAGCAGGATCTCCGCGGCCTCGGCTTCAATGGACGCCAGGTCTACCCACGGGGATCCCGCATACACATGTGCGTGGATCTTGCGACGCTCTCGCTTGTTGCGATACGACAAGCCCGCCGGTGGAGCACGGTAGTACTTCCACACGTCATCGGCAGTCGACTCAAACGACGTTTGCGCTACCGACTGCTCAGCCGGATCCCACGCATTCGTGGTCTCCATCGTGCGCCCACCCATACCGGCCGCGCCGCGTCGCTGAGTCTCAGCCACACGTCGCATCTTGTTCGTCGCCGTATACAGCCCGGTCTCGTCCTGCAGCGCGAAGCTGATCGGGTTACCCAGACGCGAGTTGGCCGAAGCCGTCACCACGTCGATGCGGTCCAGGTCAGGGTCGTCAGCGGATCCCAAGATCCGGATGAACCCTTCGCGGACTTTCATCAACTCCGACAATGGCCCCAGTTTGATCATGGCCTGCAGGGGTCGGTAGACGTTGTCGACCTGGTCCTCAGATGTTGCCGTCAACTGGATCAGTGGCGACGGGTGGCGACCGCCCATTGGCTCGCCCGCACGGTAGGCGAACGTCCAACCGCAGTCGCAACCCTGGTCCGAGCATCGGTAGACGTCGCCGTCGCGAGCCCATCCCGCGAACTGCGTCGGCCCGACAGCCTCGGCGGCCACAATGGTCGCCGCAGCTGGTCCTTTGCCAGAGTTGCCGGTCGGGATCATCTCCCGGCCGGCCAAGAATGTGTGCGAGTCAGCATCCACTGTGATGCATTGCGTGGGAACCGGCTCGACTGGGTCGATAGCCACGATGCGGCGGTGCTTGAACTGCGAGTGCGACCGACCCGGTGGCTTCAGCCGCTCCTGCTTGCGAGACAGGTGAAAGACCGGCATATCGGAGCGCGCGGAGAACGACACGCGCCACTTCGGGCCCGTGACGCGGCCATACAAGGTCGCCTCACCGGCGTACACCTTGTGTCGGATCCCCAGGGTATGGAGCAGTTCGCTCACACCATCCCGAAGCGCCGGCAGCGTGGTCGTAAACTCGCACTTCCCTTGGCGCACATCGGCGTAGCCGTCGGTGTCCATCAGTCCCTGCAGCAGCGCCCAACGGTCATCCTCGGTAGCGCGCAGGTAGCGCGCCGGGATGTGCTTGTTGTTGAGTACGCCCAAGGTGCGCAACTGCCCCGCCAGTCCGATGGCGCTGCGGCGCTTGCGCACCACCATGCGCCGGATCTCATACCCGGCAGCGGCGATACGGTCGAACACTTCGTCATCGAGTCCCGTGATGCGACCATCGTCGCTGTTCCCGTCACCAAGCCAAGCGCCCAAGGTGTACGGATCCACAGGCAACGGCCAGTCACAGGGGATCTGCAGGGGGCCAGCCACGGGAACCCGGTAGCGGCGAGCGCCGCCGCCGTCCACAAGACCGTCATCGACCATTTGCTGAGTGGACACCCGCGCGGGTAGGTAGGACGACGAGTGTGACCGCCGGTCCACCACCCACTCGTGATCCGCTCCGGCCACGAGCTGCGCGCCGTCGGAGAACGTCACCCGGTAGGTGGCCTCCACGAACACATCCGACTTGCCGAGCACTGTCGTCGGCTTGCCGAACATGTCGAACACGACGTCACCGGCCGCGAGGTCGGCAATCGTTGACCATCCGTCAGGCGTCGCCACCGGAGTATCCAGCGCGAGAGCCTTCTGCGGTCCGACCACCAGCGACCGCCGGTAGTGGAACGCCTGATTGAGCAACGGACGACCCTTGTAGGTCACGCCATCGCGGATCCGGTAGTGGTTCGCCAGCACCCAGAACTGCCAGTCAGATGACTGGAACGGCTTGCCGCGCAAGTACCCATCAGGCACCACGCAGTGTCGCTCAATCCACCCATCCAGCAGGTCTCCCAGGTGCGGGAAGTCAGCCGTGCCGAGCGGTTCAGGCTCCATCAGCGGCCACCCGCAGGCGACGCGGGCGAGCAACTGGTGCCGCTGACGGGGCCTTCGCGGCCACCTCGTCCTCGGCCACCTTCCAGCCCATCTCCGCCAGGCCTGCAGTGGTCAATCCGATCTGGTCAGCGAACCGATGCACCTGAGCCAGTAGCGACGCCGGCGCGTCGGGATCCTCGCAGCGAACCGACACGCGAGCCCACATGGCCACCGTGCGGATCCGCCACGACTCCCCCAGCATCGACCAGGCGCACGCTTGCGGTGTGCGCCATGCCCACTGCCACACGTCGAGCTCGCGCTGCGACGGGTCCAGTAGTGGGAAGTCGGGGATAGGTCCGGTGTAGCCCTCGCTCGGCAGCGCCGTCAGGCGAAACGCCGCGCGGGGGCTCTTCTCCGACTTCGGGCCAGGCTTGCGACCGGCCCGGTTACGGGATCCTCCATGAGTCATCGGAACCTCCAACCCGAGGCCTCGCGCCCCGACTTACAGCCCCAGCGGCCTCGCGCCTCTGGGGAAACTTGATATGGCCGCGCCATCTTGAGCCC